TCGCTACTGCTTTAGGTGGTCTTTCTATTGAGGCGTTACGCTCTTATGAGGAAGATAAGGGCAAGATTGAGCAAAGCGTTTTGAACATCGCTTCTACTATCGATAAGTTAAAAAATCGTAGTGTTGCAGAACGTTCAGGAGACTTTGAGGGAATCCGTACCGCTATTGATGCGAAAATGGATAAAGTTGCAGATGTAATGCGTTCGGGTGAAGGATCAATTGCCATCAATTTCCGTGCTGCTGCAATAATGACTACCACTAACACGGTAGATAATGCAGATGTTCCTGATGATATCTTAGATTCATTTAGCATTGCTGAATTTGTCCCTAAACGTCGTCCAAGAGAATATGTGTTTGATATCGCAGACCGTAGAACGGTTTCGGAATTGGATAAGTATATCACTTGGTTAGAAGAAGGTGGCGAAGAAGGTGCATTTGCAATTGTTGCTGAAGGTGGTTTGAAACCTCTTATTTCGATGGCTCTTGTTCGTAACGTATCAACTGCTCGCAAAGTGGCTGGTAAATATGTTTATACAGAAGAGTTTGCCAAATTCAAGAAAGAGGCTTTCCGTATCGTACAAACACTTATACGTGATAAAATTCTTAGAGATTACGCGGCTATCTTAACAACTGATTTATTAGCTGCAGCAGCTTCTTACGTTGGTTCTGCTTTAGATGGTCAATATGCTAATCCTACTGATTATCATGCAATCGGTGCTGTTGCTGCTCAAATTGAGGCATTGGACTTTGTTCCTGATGTTCTTATCTTGAACCCTCAGGACAAATGGCGTATAGGTTTATCTCAAGATACGGTAGGTCAATTCTATTTGACTATCCCAATGATGAACCCGAACGGCGAAACTACCATGATGGGATTCAGTGTTAGAACCTCTAACCGTGTCCCTGTAGGCACTTTCATTTTAGGAGAGTCTGGATTGTGGAAAATTGTTGATGAGGCGTTAACTATCCGTATGGGTTACGGCTTAACCGTTATTAAAAACGAAGCTGGAACCGCTGTTACTGATGTTGAGGGAGATTTAGACCATAACCGTTTCCGTGTTATTGTTGAGACCTTCTTCCATAACTATATCGCAACTAACAACGCTGGTTCGTTTGTTGTTGCTCAGTTCGATACAGTCAAAGCGGCACTACAGTCAACACCTGAAGCATAAATAGAAAGGGGATTAATTTCCCCTTTTATAAACTAACAAGAATTTTAAATCATAACACCATAAATAAAATGGCTGATAAAAAAGTAAAAATGCGGGATGATAAGAAAATTTACGGATCAGGATCCAGTAAGTTCCTAGCAAAGGGCAAAGAGTATATTGTCCACAGTAATTTAGCTGAAACATTGGTTAACAATGGATCTGCAGTTTACAACAAATCGGATGTAGGCAAAAAAGTTGTTTATAAGGTTGACTCACAAGATGATGACCTTTTGAATGATGACCTTTTGAATGATGACCTTTTGAATGATGAGCCTGTAGACGCAAAAAAGAAATAACATTTAAAGATTTGAACTAATGGCCAATATCGTATCTGTTGCTGATTTTGTAGGAGAAATTTATTTACCTAATACCGATAAAGAGTATGTGAGTGAAAACTTACAGCGCTTTATATCTAAGTACGAAAAGGATTTTATCCTTAAAGTATTTGGTAACGGGTTTTATAATGACCTCGTAGACGGATTAGAAATAGATCCGATACCCGAAAAGTGGACAAACATTATAGACGGTGTTAGCGATCCGGTGGAATTTCATGGGTATGAGGTGTACTTTACCGGAATCAAACAGGCAATTGCTAACTACGTTTATTATTGGGCATGCAGAGATAGAGCTAGTAGCACAATAGATATGGGAGAAGCTACGCCAACGGTTGAGAACGCGATCATTGTAACGAGCGCGCAAAAGACTGTTAGAGCATGGAACGAAATGTCAGATTTGATCTACAACGCTCGCATCTATGTATTGTCCAATCCTGATGTTTACGATTACAAATTTCCTTTTAGAAATCATTGGGGAAATTGGTACATAGGTAGACATGGGTATTGTAGGGGTTCATTGTATGGAAACTATTACGGATCATTTAATTTGGTGGTAGATTATTTTGGTAAGATTAACGTGAACAACATATGAGAGCGATTAAAGTAGTAGATTTATTCAAGACAGTTACGGAAAAGGTTTCATTGAAACTGACTCCTAAATTGTCGGCAATAGATAGCACTATAACAGGCGTTCACTATATGCATGGGCATCCCATTGAGATAATGGAAACATTGGCAGAGATGGACAAAAGCCAATCAGCAAAGTTTAAAAGATATCCGCTTATTGCCTTGTTTCAGGATTTCCCGGAAAGGTATTATGCAGATCCCGAAATACAAGCTGAGGGAACGTTTCACCTTATTATTGCTAGAAGAACAAACAACACGTACAAGGTTCAGGATAGGTACTTGAAAAACTTTGATCCTTTCTTATATCCGATATACGAAGAGTTTTTAACTCAGTTGTTTCGTAGTGGTTTCTTTATGCTGCAATCAGATTCACTTATCCAGCATACCAAATATGATAGGCTGTATTGGGGGCGCGAATCACTTTTCGGAGGAACGGCAAATATGTTCAATGACTACTTAGATGTTATAGAAATAAGAGATTTAAAATTAAAATTTTACGTAAATAATTGCATTAAAAATGTCGAACTTAAATAGAACCATCTGTGTTGCAGGAGGCGCAAATACTGGCTTAGGAGAATGCCCATTAATCCCTAAAAACATTATAGGGATGTTCATTGTTCCTAATAACTTTGAGCTTACACCTGCGCAAATCGCAACGATACAAGTATCATTGCAGACTGCAGCGGCAAACGATAGTCCTGCTAGCAGGATCTATCCGGTACACAACTTTGTTGGCTTAACTGACAACACAGGAGAATTAGTTACCGAAACTTTAGGATATGGAGGCATTGCCCCTATAACTGAAGGGAAATATGATTGGACCTTTAGAATTTCACGCGGTGGCCTATGCTTGCAAAAAGCTTTGCGTAAATTCAACAATAAGCCAGCTCGTGTATTGTTTTATGATGCTTCATATGTTCTTTACGGAGCAATGAGCGGAGCTAATTTAATAGGTATTCCATTAGAAATGTTCTACGCATTGCCGTGGACGCTAAGTGATGGAAGTGGAACAACTGCAGGTTTTAACGTGCGCGTAGTGTTTGATCCTATTTATTTCAATGATAACCTAGGTTATGTTGAAACTGCTGATGATGGATTTTTATTATCAGAAATCCAAGGTATCAAAGAGGTTAATTTGGTTGAAACTGTAGCCTCTGCAAAACCGATCATCGTTGTTCAAGCGTTAGCAGGTTGTGGAGGTGAAAACCTTTATGATCTATATAGCACTGAATTAGCGGATGAAGCGCTTTGGGTTGCTACTAATGCAAACACTGGCGCCGTAATTGCTATTACATCGGTTGCCGCTGCTGCAGCAACTAAGGCATTTACCGTAACAATCGCGGCTACTGTTGATCCTGTTAACCTTAAACTAGCTGCTATCTCTCTTTTAGAGGCTGCAGGAATGGAGGGTTACGAGTCTAAAACTCTTAGAATAGCTTAATTATGAGCTATGATAAGATATCTTTTAACGCTGAAAGTGCTAAGAAGATGGGCAAAGAAAAGTTTATAAAACACTTTAAACTAATCTATGGCCTTTCAGAATCAGAACTTTCAGACAGGTATAACGAGGTTGTGCCGGAAGAAAAGAAAGCGGAAAAATCTGATAACAAGGATTAAAGATGTTGACATAAAACCAAATAGCCTATATAGTTATTGTATAGGCTATTTTTATTTTTAATCGTCATGAAATACATTATCAAAGAAGCATTCCCGGTAATGAAATCTAACAGCAATCAAAGAGGTTCTTTTGAATACTCCGTGGATGGATGGGAATTAAAATACGCACAATGGGATGGTATGTGCATGTGTACAATGGAGCACAAGGCTACCATGTTACCGCTAAAGAATCTTTCTTACACTAAAGGTGAATTGATACAGGAAATAAAAAAAGCAATTTAACGGGCGTTAAATTGCTTATTATCAAAGTAAAATATAACCTAATTATGAGAACCCAAATATATAAAATCTTATTAACTTTACAACATGGGAACAATAAAAAACTTACTCGACAAAGTATCTTCTTTAGATCTTCGTGGACAGGTTCCCGAAATAGTCAAACAAACATCGTTTGAAATAGAAGCACTGAATAAGGAGCAGCTATACAGAGGGGAAGATTCACAAGGTTATGAGCTATCTCCCTTGTATAGGAACAAATATTACTCAAGAAAGAAACGATCAATGAACCCTAAAGCCGGGGCCGGTGTTCCCGATCTGTTTTTAACAGGTGCATTCTATAAAGGTTTCGGCGTATTGGTTGATCCTGATACTTTTGAGGTTGATAGTGTTGATAGTAAATCGGAAAAGCTAAAGACAAAATATGGCCAAAAGATATTTGGACTACAACCTAAAAGCAAAGGCATATATTCATCAGGTGTATTTTTTAATGGCATAAAAGAATACATACAAAACATAACAGGACTAAATTTTAAGTAAATGTTATTCAGAAAAGAACCTATTCATTATAAAAGTTGTAGCGAAATACCGTTATACAACTTCATTAAAGTATTATCCACGAAAGATTTTAAATATCTTGTGATAAGCGGAAAGCCTAAAAAATTAGGTCAGGTTTGGGAAAAAATATTGAATGAATATATTGAGCTTACAGGCAATGAAAAGCAAACTCAAATGTTGGCGGTAATGAAAGAAGTGGCTTTCCTTGGTAATAAAATATTCCTGATTAAAAGCATAGAGTACTCTTTAAGAGTTCAATATAGCGAGGATCTTGTTGGCCAATTAAAGAAAAACGGATTTAACATTAGCTTAGATGTCAAGAACTACGAGCAATATAATAAACAGCTGGATCTTTTATTGACTAGACTAAAGTCTACCATAAGTATTTATGAATCAAAGGCTCAAGAGCTTAAGGATATGCAGGAGATAAAAGAAAGTGACAGAGATTTAGAAAGCCAATACACAGGATGGTTAGCAGATCTATCGAAATTTCAGGGTTATAGGTTAGATCCTAAAGAGATAACCGTTACTGAATTTGCGTCAATATTGGATAGTTTCAAAAAGGCCTCATCTAAAAACAAAACGGAAAATGGCAAATAGTGAAAAAATAAGCGAAATTATAGATCCAGCGGCTTTCAAGCAATTGGAGGATTTATTGAAAGATTTAGGAATCATTCAAAAAACATTTGTTGGTCTGACAGGTGATGTCGCTAATTTCAATAGCGAGATATCCAAGAGCAAGAGCATAGGTGAGTTTTCAAAAGCCACGGAAGCCGCTGCAGCCGCCACGGCTAAAGTTGTTAAGGCACAAGAGGAACAAGTTGTGCAGGCTAAAAAGGTTGTTGAAGTAGAGAAGCAGATAGTAGAAGCTACTAAGCAAAAGATCTTGGTAAATGTACAGGATGATAAAGTACTTAAACAGGTTAACGGAGGATTGGACCAACAGATAAGGAGACAATTGCAGCTCAAACTAGAATTGGCAGCAGTAAAAGAACAACAACAACTATTAAACAATACCACTGCTTCTAGCGCTGAATCGGTAAAATCACTATCTAATAGATTGGCCGGCCTTGTTAAAGATGAAGCTTTATTGAAAAATGCTATCCAACAAAACAATTTAGAAATACGTAGAAGCGTTAGGGAGCAGAATGCAGCAGAAGGTAGTAGTGATGCTTTGGCGGCCCGTTTAGATCAATTACGAGGGGCGTTTAGATCATTGAATGCTGAAGAACGCGAAAACGCCCAAATAGGCGGTGTATTAGAGGCTCAGATTGTTGCTTTGGCTGATGAATTAGCCGCTTTAGATGCTAGGCAAAAGGTTTATAATCGTAATGTAGGTAACTATACGAGCGCATTAGCGGGCATGGGTGGTCCTATCGGAAACATTATAGGCCAATTCGGATCATTAGTAGAAGTATCAGAGAAGATAAATGAAAACATTGAAAATCCTGAAGGATTCAGAATCTTTACGGAGGGATTAAAGTCAATCACCCGTGCAGCATGGGCATTTATTGCCACTCCTATCGGCGCAACAATAGCCGGGATCACTGCTGCATTACTGGCAGCTAAGGGATGGTACGATTACAATAAAGGGTTAGTTGAGGCAACTAGGTTAACAAAGCAATTTACAGGGCTATCCGGTGATGACTTAAAGTCTTTCAGAACTGAAGTGCAAGCCACTGCGACGGTATTTGATAAAGACTTTAAAGAGGTTATTATTGCATCCAACGCGGTAGCAAAACAATTCGGGATAAGCCAAAGTGAATCGATAGATCTAATCCGTAAAGGATTCGTTGCTGGGGCCGATGCTAATAGCGAGTTCTTAGATCAATTAAGAGAATACCCTACGTTGTTAAAAGAGGTAGGATTATCAGCAGAGGAAACAATATCTATTATAACCCAAAACGTAAAGGACGGTATATACAGCGATAAAGGAATAGATGCTATTAAAGAGGCTGGATTGAGCTTAAGAGAAATGACCAAAGCTACTGCCTTAGCTTTAGATGGTATCGGGCTTAGTAGCGTAGGTATTCAGAAAGAATTGACTGAAGGAACAACAACGGTTTTCGAGGTTATACAACGGGTGTCTAATAGATTGGCCGAATTACCTTCTCAATCTACTCAGGTCGGAACTGCTATTGCGGATATATTCAAAGGTGCTGGTGAGGATGCCGGATTAGATTACATAAAAACATTAGGTCAGATAAACACCAATTTAGACGAAACAGTTAAGAAGGCCGGGGCTGTTGCTGAAGCTGAATTGAAACAGTTAGAAGCAACCGAAAAGCTAGATAAAACATTTGCCGCCCTATTTGATGTTACGGGTGGTGGATTCGAATTATTACTGGCGAACACCAAATTGTACGCGACTAATTTTGCGATAGGTGTATTGGAGAACTTAGTAAAAGCAATTAATTATACCGTTGAGTTTTATAACGCTTCCGAAACATTGCGCGGCGTTATTCAAACAATAGGGCTTTCTTTTAAGGCTACGTTTGACATCATTTCCGCGATGTACTCGTTTATATTCGAAAACACTAAATCAATAGCACAACTATTCAAAGCGGCTTTCACTGGTAATTTTGATGAGATAGGAAGCATATTGGTTACTGCAGGAAAGAAGAACGTAAAGATTGCTAGGGATGTGGGTAAAGATCTAGCAAACGGTTTATCTGATGCTTATATAAATACATTGACCGGTCGGTTATCCAAAGTAACACTAGGATTGGATACAACAGGAGCGTCCAACGTTGCCGGAACAAGATCATCAGGGCCGACAGGAGGCGACTTTGTTCCTAAAGGAAATGCAGCTGCAGACAAAAAAGCAGCAGAACAAGAAAAGAAACGCGTACAGGCTGAATTGGCTTTAGCAACATACAGGGCCACAACCATGGCCGAAATAGCCAAACGTGAAGCCGAAAACATCGGCATGTCATATGATGACAGAATAATAGCATCTGAAAGATGGGTAGAAGAACAAGAGAAGGTATTAGCCGCTCAACGTGATCAGGAATTACAAGCCGCTCAATTCCCAGCAGAAAGAGCATTAGCAGAGGAAAAGTACACTAATGAACTATCTAAACTAAAGAAAGAGCAGGGTGCTATTATTGGCAAAGCTTTTGAAGATGAGTTAAATAACATAAAGCTAAGAATAAGCGAAGAAGATAGGTTAAGGCTTGAACAGGCATCAAGAGAAAACGAAGCATTAAAGAACTCTGAAAATGACGCTACATTATTATTAACAAAAAGATTCTTAGACGGAGAAATAACCCAAAAAGAATTCCAACAAAGGCGTTTAGACCTTCAATCATCCTTTTCTCAACAGTACATACAACAGGAGATAGAAGAAGTTCAACGGTTGATAGAAGTAAACAAAATCCGTGGTATAGATGTAGCGCAACAGGAACGTGATTTGGCCGCTTTAAGATTGAAGTTGTCCAAAGATGTTACTGATAAACAAATAAGTGATCAAGAGAAGTTATTAGAACGGGAAAAAGAGATAAATGAAGCTAGGCAAGAGCTAACGCAAGAGTTGGGTAATTTAGCTTTTGGCTTAATAGATGCCCGTTTTGAAAGGCAACAGCAAGAGGTAGAGCAACAGTTAGAAAACCTTGACAAACAAACTCAAGCGGAGATAAATGCAGTAAATCAGTCAACTTTAACAGAGGAACAAAAAACTATAAGGATTGCCCAAATAGAAGCTAAAGCACAGGTACAACGCGAACAACTGGAAGCTAGACAAAGACAGATCCAGTTGAAGCAAGCTAAATTCGATAGGGCGCAACAAGTGGCTGGTATTATTTTAAACACTGCGAGGGCTGTTACAGCTGCATTGCCAAATATACCATTGTCTATTTTAGTAGGAGCAATAGGTGCCGCTCAATTAGGAACAGCATTAGCCGCTCCACTTCCTAGGTTCTTCACAGGAACAGAAAGCAGTCCTGAAGGATTCGCCCACGTAGGGGAAAAGGGTACTGAATTGATGGTGGATCCGAGAGGTAATTTAATGATGACTCCAAATAGAGATACCGTTACTTATCTTGAAAAAGGAACTCAAATATTTGATGCTGCTAAAACTAGAAATATAATGGCTAACGCTTCTATGTCAGGAGCGAAAGAAATGAGTACTTTTGTGAACTACACCGTTGATATTGATAAAATGGTAAAAGCCACCAAAGACAGCACAAGAGAACTAAAGGAGGCATTTAACAAAAGGCCTGAGCATAGAACAATATTAACAAAATCAGGCCTTAGATCTATGGTGACACGAGGTAATAAATGGATAGATTATAAAAATAGAAATATAAGATAATGAGAGAGTTACAGCCAAATGATTTGCGTTTTTCTTTATCTATTGACGGCGAAACATATGAATTGGATCAATCCCCTAACGATTGGGATGAGACGGAAGTATCATATGAAAAGAGCACCAACTATTCGGGGCTAGTAAGGTCATTTTCATTCCCTTTAGCGTTCGTTTTAAGAGGGGCTAAATTAATAAGGAAAAAGCTTTATACTGACGGGATAGACGGGAAAGCAACATTTATAGCCGAACTATTAAATAAATCAACTTGGCAATACGAGTTGTTTTATGAGGGTGATTTAGATCTGTCCACGGCAAAAGATATCCATACAAGTTTAGAGGTAAACATAATGGAGGGGGGATTATCCGCTAATGTTAAAGCTTATGAAAATGTTAAATATGAAATTCCTTTAGACGATCCTGAAGCTATAACTATTCGGTTGCCCGGCATAGATAAAACAGAGAAAGGTAATACTATTGTTTATGGTGCTAGTGCGTTTAATTTAGGGTTCATTCCTAATATGGACATCATAACTAACGGCATGGATATTTCAGGGTTTTTTCAAACAGTATCTATTGTGTTAGCTTCTAATGATCCTCAAATAACAGATGAAAATAGAAATTATTTTTTCTTTAGATCTAAATTAAACGGTACGATATATGGTAATTTATCTTTGGACGGTCAATATTCCCAACAAACAGACTCTAGATGGGTTGTTAGGATATTGAATAGAGATAATGTTGTTAAATGGTCTTTTTATAGCACATTTGGGGATCCACCCGAGGCCATTTTCTCTCTTAGAGATTTAAGTTATAGCTTTACCGTGGCGCCACAGGAGCAGCTTTATTTTGTTGTTTATTCCGATAATTCATCTGTATTAACATCTTTTAGGATAGACTCAGGACAATTGTCTGTTAACTTTGATGTTGTTACGCTACCTTCAACATGTAAGGCTTTAAGACCAAAAACGGTTTTTGATAGGCATTTAGAGAAAATGAACGGATCTGCTATAGAGTCTGTTAGCGACTTATTAGGAACAGAATGGGACAACTTAGTTATTACGTGTGGAGATGGAATAAGGGAGCTAGAAGACGCTAAAATAAAGTCCTCTTTCACTGACTTCTTTACTTCAATAAACGCTATATTGTGTGCCGGATTTGCCATATATAATGATGTCCCACGGATCGAATCAAAAGATTTCTTTTTTAATGAATCCAGTGAAATAACAGATTTGGGAGAAATAAAGGATTTCGAAAACGAACCTGCTGACAACTATTTATATAATAGCATAAAAATTGGTTATCCTGATAAAAACTATGATCAATCGAACGGACGTGAGGAATATAATAGTACACAGATTTACAGCACACCGATAACAAGAGTCAGTAAAGAGCTTAATTTATTATCTGTATACAGAGCAGATCAATACGGTATTGAATCTGTACGGCTGGAAAGAGATGAATTAAATAGCAATAACACGGATAAAAGCGCGGATAATGATCCCTTCTTTATTGTTATAAACAAAGAACCCGGTGAGGATGGCATATATGATGTTTACG